ATGCAGTAGCGCCATATGGCCGTACCGTTGTGATTGTGCCCAACAAGAGTTTAGTGACACAAACAGAAAAAGACTACATCAATATGCAACAAGATGTGGGTGTATATTTTGGCGACCGTAAGGAATGGGGACGACAGCATACCATCTGCACTTGGCAAAGTCTGAATGTGTTGTTAAAGAACACCAAGAACTCAGTGGGTGATGTAACCATACAAGAGTTCTTAGAAGATGTTGTTTGCGTTATTGTTGACGAAGTTCACATGGCCAAGGCTGACGCACTAAAAAGTTTGCTCACAGGTGTAATGAGTCGAGTACCAATTCGTTGGGGACTCACAGGAACTATTCCTAAGGAGCCATTTGAATTTCAAGCATTGAAGTGTAGCCTTGGTCCAGTAATTGGCAAACTCACTGCCAGTGAACTACAAAGCCAGGGTGTGCTGGCACAGTGTCACGTGAATATTGTTCAGTTAGTTGATCATGCCGAGTTTACCAATTACCAAAGCGAACTAAAGTTCCTGTTAGAGGAACCTGATAGACTTAAAACAATAGCCCAATTAATTGCTCAGGTCAACGCCACTGGCAATACCCTGGTGCTGGTAGATCGTGTAGCCGGGGGTCATGCCCTGGTAGAGTTATTGGGTGACTTGGCCGTTTTTGTCAGCGGCGCAACCAAAGCAAAGGATAGACAAGATGAATATGATGAAGTTGCCACCAGCACTGGCAAGATTATTGTGGCGACTTATGGTGTGGCCGCTGTGGGTATTAATTTGCCTAGGATTTTTAATTTGGTTCTTGTTGAGCCCGGAAAGAGCTTTGTCCGCGTTATACAATCAATTGGGCGCGGCATTAGAAAAGCGGAAGACAAAGACCACGTCCAGATCTGGGATGTAACCAGCACTTGTAAATTTGCCAAGCGCCATTTGACCAAGCGCAAACAGTTTTACAAAGAAGCCAACTATCCATTTACACAAGAGAAACTAGAATGGAAATAAAGGTTGCACTTGTAGTAAACTATGTTATAATACACTTATGAGAATACTAACACTTGACAATGAACCATTTGATCTAGACCATCTTCCAGAAGAAGTAGATGACATGCGTTTTGCTATTTTTGATAATAGCGATCCTAAAGACCCAGACTATCACTATATTCCGTTAATCTTCTTGGAAAGTTTCACAGCACCTGCCCTGGTCCTACGCATAGGTTCGCACAGAATTCGTATGCCAGTGGACTGGCAGATTCTAATAGGTGAACCCGACGTTGGAGATCTTGAAGTGTTACCATTGACTAGTATAAATGATCGTGGATTCAAAGCATTTCAATTTAATCCGTTAAGTAGTTTTAGACCCAGCTTTCCGGATATTGAGATAATCGACATCTATCAAGAAGTGTCGTGGTATGCTCCTAAACTAAAGAATGGTCAAATGTTGTGTGTTCCGATCAGTGATGGTGATGAACCTGACTGCGTGTATTTTGTCAAAGACATCAGTCGCAACTGCGAAGTGGTAAATTATAATTTGGCGTGGTAATGGATAAACTCAGCATCAACAACGAAATGGCTGTGTTTGATCGCAAGGATCGAGAGTTTTACAACAGCCTAACATCAGAAGAACGCAAAAAGTTCAGTAACTTCTTAATGATCCGATATGGCTCAAGTGTGCAAGGCAGTCGAGATCTGCAAGAGTTTTACTTGATTGCCACAAACGAACGTCTTAATAAACAGTTCTTTAATATAAATCGTCATCCAAAACTACAATGGCTATGTGCCACAACTGTGAGTCCTGGGTTAGGCACACAGCGGCATCAGTGGATTGCTCCTAAGAAAAAAGAACCCGGTGCTGGTAGCATTCGCAAGCAATTGGCCGAACTGTATCCGCATCTCAAAGACGATGAACTAGAGTTAATGTCTCAAATCAATACTAAAAAAGACATTGATGAATATTTGCGAGCCTCAGGACAAGAAGCAAAGAAATGAAGTATACCTGTCAGTATTGTCGGAAGGACTTTATTAAAGAGTCCAGTCTTGCGGTGCATTCATGCGAGCCGCGACGTCGTCGCATGGAAAAAGATGAAGCAGGTGTGCGTCTTGGATTCCATTCATATATCAAGTTTTATGAACTTACACAAGGTAGTGCAAAGTTGAAAACATTTGATGACTTTGCTGACAGCCCTTATTACAAAGCCTTTGTAAAGTTTGGACGTTATTGTGTCGGTGTTAAAGCTATCAATCCAGCACGATTCACTGAGTGGGTATTGAAACAAAATAAAAAAATTGATCACTGGTGCAAGGATACTGTGTATACAGAATATCTAACTGACTACCTGCGTGTGGAAAATATAAATGATGCACTAGCCCGAGCTATGGAGTTTGGCATTGATTGGGCTGAAAAGTCAGGGCACCCGGCAGAGGATTGCCTACGCTACGGCAACACCAATGCCATGGTGTATGCTGTGACTGCGGGTCGCATTAGTCCTTGGATCATTTACAACAGTGAATCTGGACAGAAGTTTTTGGCCGAACTGGATGCCACACAGATTGCCATGGTGTGGCCCTATATTGACGCAGACTTTTGGATGAAGAAGTTTCAAGATTATCCAGCAGATCAAGAATATGCTAGAGATATATTAACTAAGGCAGGTTGGTGATGAGCGCAGACATTGATATTGACTTAGCCGACAGAGATCAACTGTTAAAATTGATTCGAGCTACACCGGCACGTCAACTGCATCAAGGACAAGTGCGCCGTCATAACAGTGGCGTTTATGTCACAGACATTCCGTATGATCCAGTCAATGCCTGTGCCGCTATTGACTACGAGCAAGCAGAACAATTGGGTTATTTTAAAATTGACCTGTTGAATATGACAGTGTATCAACTGATTACTGACCCTGAACACTATAAAAAAATGTTGGACAAAGAACCAACGTGGTCTCGTTTATGGACCGACACAGAATGGTCAAAACAATTAGTTCACGTAGGAAACTACACAGATTTATTAAAGTCAATGCGCCCAGATTCGATCCCAAGGATGGCGGCATTTATCAGTATCATTCGTCCAGGCAAAGCACATTTACAAAATCGTCCTTGGGCCGAAGTGTTTGATTCTGTTTGGGACGGTGACGATTCTAAAGGATTTGTGTTCAAACATGCACATGCCATTGGTTATGCAGCTTTAGTTGCACTACATATGAATCTACTTAATCAACCCGTCGAACAAGCGTAATTGATTTTCTTTTAGACTTTTTGCGAGCCATTTCGCTTAGACTACAAACAGGGCCATGAAGTATTTCTAAATCTTTATTGGTAAAAGTTTTAAGGTAGGGTCTAAAGAGATCCCAATCGCCTTTGAGAAATATGTTGATAGGAATACTGCGATTACTTTCCCACCACCAAACATTGGCCAATTCTAAAAAGTGACGCTTTAGATCTGCATTTGCAATAGCACCAAAATCATAGATTGTAGTTATTGCATCATCTTGATTCTGTATAATACCCACGTATTCCGTTGATGCGTAGACGCACAAGGTAATAAATGGGTATTTTTCAGCTAATTTTTCAAAGAAATCGTTTGTCATGTCTACGGATATTTACCAGACCAATTTCGCTGGGTCTAGCAAAAGCACTAAATATAATGTATGTATTCAACCCAAGTCTATATCTACCAGCAAATCACCCGAGTGTTACTCATGGACACCGGTGCAGGCGAAACTTTTATCTATAGGTACGATCCCGTGTATGCAAAACAACTAACCATAAACAAAGGCGTTGACAATGTGCTTTTATTTGAGTTTATCAATCAACAAGAAAAGCCTGTTAACATTACAGGAAGCACATTCCTGTTCAGAGCCCTCAGCACCGACGGTGACAGAATCCTGGTTGAAAAACCCATGGTCACACTCAATGCCGCTACAGGCCGCGCAAAAGTTACATTGACCAGTGCAGATCTATTGGAAGTATTGGCACAGCCGGCCAGCTACAGCATCCAACGTGTCAGTGGCAATTTGACAGAAGCTGTGTTTACCAATGCACAAGCAGGCGCACGAGCACCGGCTACTATTGTAGACAGCATATTGCCACAGCATGTGCCCAGTGCCCCATTAACAATTCCCACAACCAAATTAAGTGCTCAAGCCAGTTTGGATGGCACCGCCTGGGGCAGTTATAGTCCGGGCACTTATTGGATGGGCAATCCCAATGGTGGAAACTACTGGAATAGTTTTGCCAACACAGAATTTTACAGCAGTTTTATTGAGCCTACCAATGCCGTTACAACTATACAGATGACTTTGGTAGGATACACCGGAACAATTAAAGCTCAGGCTGCAGAGAACTATCAGAGCATTTTTTATAATGTAACCGAATCAACTACCTACTACAATGAAACTCGTACTATCTATATGAACATTGTGGGCTGGCATCCAATACTGCGTTTATGTTTTAACAACAGTATATTTGCTGTGCCAACACAGCCTGGAACTCCGGCCATTGGTTATGCAACTACTGAAAATGGTGTAGTGACCAGTGTTACTATTACCAATGGCGGTAGTGGGTATTTGGCACCGCCACACATTAACTTCATTGGCGACGGTGCCGGTGCTACAGCAGTGGCCACGGTGTCGGACGGCATAGTTACCGGAGTCGAAGTGACTAATGGTGGTAGTGGTTATTGGTATTTGCCCAATGCAGGTATGGGCGCAGGTATCTATCCAAATAATCCTAATCAAACCGGCGCTGCACTTATAATCAGCACAGGTTACGTGGTTGATCTTCTTTATAGATAATACCAAACTCACTTGCGGTATGTAGATAAATCTGCTATAATTGTAGCATGATTGATGTGATTTCTTTTCTTCCGATTAAAAGAAAACAAACAGCTTCGGGTTGGATAAGTTTCAACGCACCCTGTTGCATTCATCGCGGTGATACACAGGACAAACGATCGCGTGGTGGGATCAAACCCACAGCAGATGGTTCTTGGAGTTATCACTGTTTCAATTGTGGATATACTGCCAGTTTTGTATTGGGACGTAATCTAACATTCAAAGCTCGTCGATTACTTGAGTGGATGAATGTGCCACAAGAAGAAATTGAGCGTATCAATCTTGAAAGTCTGAAGTATAAGAGTATAGAAGGATTGCTAGGCGAACGTCAAGAAGTTATTAACAAGTTACAAAACATTGAATTTGAAGATCAAGACTTACCAGCCGATACACAACCATTGAATGAACTTGCTAAAGAATATTTACAAAAGAGATGTGTTCCACTAGACTATCCATTCTTGTATAAAACAATGCCGCGTCGCGGTGTTGTAATTCCGTTTACACACAATAATCAAGTGGTCGGACACACTACACGGTTTTTTGACGATCGTACTCCTAGATATATTCAAGACATACAACCAGGATATGTGTTTGGTACAGATTTGCAAAAGTCCAACTGGCAATCAGCAATTGTAGTAGAAGGTGTGTTTGACGCACTCAGCATCAATGGACTGGCTGTGTTACACGCAGAGATTAACGATGCCCAAGTCAGATTAATACGCAGTCTAGGACGTGACGTTATTGTTGTTCCGGATCAAGACGAAGCTGGAATGAAACTGGTAGATCGTGCTGTAGAACTAGGTTGGGCAGTTAGTATGCCCGAGTGGCCAGAAGGTGTCAAGGATGCGAATGATGCTGTAATTCGTTTGGGTAGATTGGCCGCATTGATAACTATTATGCAGGCCAAGGAAACCAGTAAAATTAAAATAGAACTAAGGAAAAAACAACTTGTTAAAAGATTACGGACTTGATGTCCAACGCTTATTCTTAGAAATGATGTTGCAGGACGCAGAAAGTTATGTTCGCGTTCAAAACATTTACAACCCAGAAAACTTTGATAGAAGTTTGAGGCCCGCAGCCAAGTTTATTGCTGAACACAGCGACCAACACAAGACACTGCCTACTGTAGAACAGATCAGTGCCAGCACCGGCGTTAAACTCAATGTCATTCCAGACTTAAACGAAGGACACTTTGAGTGGTTCATGGATGAGTTTGAAGGCTTTACTCGTAGGCAAGAATTAGAACGAGCAATTCTAAAGAGCGCAGACCTGTTAGAAAAAGGCGAATACGATCCTGTAGAAAAATTAATCAAAGATGCGGTACAAATATCACTTACTAAAGACATGGG